TCGGTTATGCACCAAAAAATAGGGTTGCAGCAAATACCGTATTAGATGTTTTTCAAGTTGTTCCTGCAAAAAAAGTAGGTCTTGAAATAGTTCCAGATTATGATTATGCAATGGCAATAGAACCTGGAATGCGTGTATCACCAACAACCGATGGAACAATTACATTCAGAACAATAGATTATATTGATTTTAAGTCTAGTAGTAGTTTTGATTCAACAGAAGTAACTCCATATGAAATAGATAATACAACGGGAGAAGTTACATTTTGGCTTCTGAGAAAACAAGCGAAAGCTATTTCCGGAACATTTAGATCTTCAACATTTAGTGCGGGTGATCCAAAACCATACGATAAATTTACAATAGAAGAAACGGATATAATAGAAATACTCTATGCAATAGATACAGAAGGAAACAAATGGGAACACGTTCCTAATTTGGCACAAGATACTGTATTTGAACCGGTGTTAAACATACCAAGAAATGATTCACAATTAAGTAAATATAGATCAGAAACACCATACTTACTTAAATTGAGAAGAGTTCCTAGACGATTTACTTCAAGACAGATGGCAAATGGAAATGTGGAAATACAGTTTGGTGCGGGAATCAGTGATGTAGATGATGAATTGTTAATTCCAAATCCAGATTTAGTCGGTGGTGCTTTGCCTATGACAAATCCAAATTTATCGATAAACATAGATCCTTCAAACTTTTTGTATACAAAAACATATGGTCTTGCACCAAACAATACAACATTGACATTCTTCTATACAATCGGTGGTGGAACCGAAGACAATGTTCCAAGTGAAGTATTAAATAATGTTTTGAATAGAATAGTAATTTTAGATTCAACTGGATTGGATCCAGTGTTATATGGTCAAATTGTATCCAGTTTGGCTGTAACAAACCCAAGACCTGCAACAGGTGGTAAATTTCAAGAAGATATACAAGAGATTAGACAAAATGCCGTTGCTTCTTTTGCTGCACAAAATCGTGCAGTTACAAAAGAAGATTACATAATCCGTGCTTATAGTCTACCATCAAAGTATGGTTCTATTGCAAAGGCATATATTACGAAAGATACTCAATTAACGAAGGATTCTATATTCAATAGTGATAGAGTTCAAAACGATTTAGCTCTAAACTTTTATGTTCTTGGTTATGACGTAAACGGTAAACTTACAACAGTAAACAATGCTACAAAGGAAAATCTAAAAAATTATTTGAATTGGTATAGAATACTAACAGATGCAATTAACATTAGAGATGCTTATATTATCAATGTAGGCGTAAATTTTGACATAATAACTTTACCTGATCAAAATTCAAACCAAGTTGTTCTTCGTTGTATTGAAAGATTGAAACAATACTTTGATGTAAACAAATGGCAAATAAATCAACCGATTGCAATAAGCAACATATACACAGAATTAGATAGGGTTCCTGGTGTTCAAACTGTTGTAAATGTTAAAATTAGAAATTTATCTGATACGAACTTGGGTTACTCTCCTCATGCCTATAACATAGAACAAGCAACAAAAGATGGTGTTTTGTTCCCGTCATTAGATCCATCTATTTTTGAAATAAAATATCCAAACAATGATATTGTTGGTAGAGCGAGGTCATTCGGATGATATATTCTATTTTTGCACAGCGAGATGCTACAATTTATGAAAGACAATATACCATGAATACTGGTATAGATCCTTTATTGGAATTATCCCATGAAACACCAGGTTCAGGATCTTCAATTTACAATAGTAGAATACTTGTAAAGTTTGATATGTCAGATGTTGAAAATAGAATTAACTCTGGTAAAATATCTGAAAATGCAAAATACTATCTATCTCTTATTACTGCAGATATTAGAGAAATTCCACAAGAATATGTTGTATATGCATACCCATTGAGTTCATCTTGGACTAACGGAACTGGTAAATTTGTAAATTTACCATATACAACAGATGGAGTTTCTTGGAGATACCGAACATCAAAAACAGTTGGAACCGAATGGGATATACCACCAACAGTTGATAGTTTAGAATGGGATGAAGTGTCACAGACATGGATTCAAGATGACGGGATATGGGGAAACAATACACCTACTGCAACAGTTACATCATCGTATTTTACACATGAAGGCGGTGGAACATGGTGGGATTATGATAATTTGGAATGCACTCAATCATTTTCATTCCAATCGTCAGATATTTATATGGATGTCACAAATCTTGCAAGAAGATGGGTAACTGGATCAGGAAGATTTGAAAATGACGGAATGATTCTAAAATTCAGCAATGAAATGGAATCATCTCCTAATAATCTATTGAATAGTCTTAAATTTTTTGGAACGGATAGTAATACGATATATGTTCCAAGATTGAACATAGTTTGGGATGATTCTGAATTTATTACTGGAAGTTTAGAATCAGTTGCTGAAGATAGCATAAATTTGAATGTTAAACTTAAAAAGTTTTATGCAGAAAAAGAAAGGGCAAAAATAAGAATATATGCAAATTCTCGTTATCCACAAAAAAATTACACAACAACTGCATATCAAACTGTAAATTATTATTTACCATCATCTTCTTATTATGAAATCCGTGATGCTCATAGTGATGAAATAATTCTTCCTTTTGATTACACTGGTTCAAAAATTAGTTGTGATGGAACAAGTAGTTATTTTAATCTGTGGATGGATTCATTTCAACCAGAAAGATTTTATAGAGTGGTAATAAAAATAGAAAGAGAAGATGGAGATAATGTTCAAATTTTTGACAACAATCATTACTTCAAGGTTGTAAGATGAGTGATTTACAAAGAGATTCTGCAACAAACAGAATAATAAGTTACATCGATGAACGTTCTGTTCAAAACAAAGGAAATATAGAAATACCGGTAGTTGATCAAAGATTTTTAGCTGAAAGTTTTGATTTTGTTGTTAAATCAAATTTTACTTCTTTATCTGACGCTGTAAATGCAGAACAAAATTTGTTTAACCAATTAAAAAACATAGAAAATGGAATTTTTTCTGGAGTTCCATTGGGCAATCTTTCTGCAACTGATATTCAAAATGTTCAAGATATTGCTAAAAACGAATTGCTTCAAAATTTACAAAACATTGTAGAAAGTAATCCTAATAGTATTGCTAATTTAGAAAGAAGAATTGCCGAATTAGAGGCAATCGTAGATAGTCAAAGAGATCAATTAGTAGATTGGCAAAATGCATCAGAAAGATGGCAAGAAACTGTTAGTCTTTGGGCACGTGAAAATGAAAATCAATCTGTTCGCGCTGATTCATTTGAGAGATTGAGTAATCAACTTTCTGCACAAAATGAACAAATTATTACAGAACTTAAAACTGAAATGGATCTACAAAACATAATTGCATCTGGATCAATATCTTCTCTTGCACAAAGAACCGATAAAACACTTAATACATTATTGACGGAAGTTGATACTATAAGAACTGTTGGTGGTATGTTTACTGATCCAGCAACAGGATATGTAGGAAAATTATCGGAAAAAATCAATGTTGATTTTTTGAATGAATCTCCACCAGAAGAAAATGGTGATGATGAAGGTGGTTAATAAATAAGGTGATTTAATTTTATGCCAAGTTTTTTATACAAAAATTTACTTGATATAGTAAGAACAAATCGTCCTATTAGGGGCGATAGGTATGACTATTCAAATTTTGCTAACAGCATTATTGTTCCAAAATTTTCTACATTAAATAATCCCGAAGATCCTTCTTCTCCGGGAACAAATGTAGAACTTCATATATTTTTGCCTAATTTTTCTTATGTAGATACATTACATAATGCAAATTATGAAATAGATCCTCGTATAACAGAATCCGGTGATCCGTTACGGTATGTTGTATTACCTATACATAACCATATAAAACAATTAAATTTAGTTCCTGGACCATATAAGTTTGTTTACAACTTTTTTAGAGATTTAATTGGTTCTGCTGAAAATGAAAATAGATTGTTTGTTTCAGACATTTCACAAGACAGACGAGAATTAAGATTAACTTTAACAAATCCAACTGATATAGAATCTTTGGAAAATTTAAGTAGTTTTGTTCTTGAATATATGAGGGGATCAAAATATAAACTACCAATAGTTCTAAATTTTGGCGAGAATAATTTAGTTGATGTGATAAATGTTACATCCGATGGAAACCCTACATATTTTTATGTTCGTATTGCAGAACCGTTAGATACTGATGTTGATTTGTATTATCAATGTTGGCTTTCAAGTCAAATAATGAAGCCGTATATTGATTCAGTTCAAGTGGAAAAAGAGTTTGAAACACTATCACCAAAATTTATTAAAGGTCCAAATTACGAAGTTGAATATGAAAATTTCATTTCTGCAACAACAGAATATAAAAATTGGAATGATATTTTATCAACAAATTTACAAACATCACAACAAATACTTGATAAATACTTAACATCTTCTGGATCAAAAGTAGAATTAAACTATAATTTTACAGATTTTTCAAATTTTGTATTCTATTCATCAGCAGAAGAAAGAGTTGAAAATTTTTACTATAAAATGCGTTTAATTCAGCATTACAACAATCAACTTGCTGATTTAGAATCATACACGGGTTCATTGGATTTGAACAAAACAAAAGTAAAAATGTTAAGAGAATCGGTTGTTTCTGGTTTTGATGAATTTGAAAAGTGGTTATACTATGAAACAACTGCAAGTTTAAGATATACAAGTGAACTTACTGCATCAATACAACCATTTCCAAAATACGAAGTAACTGGAAGCACTTATCATATATTAACAAGACAAGGTAAATTTAATTTATATTCAAGTTCAAGTATTCAAGTAGAAGAATGGTATAACACTGTTTTAGATGTAGCAACCGATTTTGATATGGTAAATGATTCTGCGTTGATTAAATCACTACCGGAACATATATTTGATAATCCCGATAATGAACAAATACTTACATTTGTAAACATGATTGGTCAGCACTTTGACATTTTATATTTTTATACTGACCACATATTAAAAAAGAATTTAAGAGAAGAACACCCAAAAGACGGGTTATCACAAGACCTTATTTATGAAGCAACACGAAATTTAGGTTGGACTCTTTCTAGTGGAACAAGAACAAAAGATTTATGGGAATATGCATTAGGTGTAAGTGGTAGTGGTGAACCAATTTGGGCAGGAAGAAATACGGTAGGCAAAGAACATTCAAAAAGTGAAGAAGAAAGAACAAAAGAAGTTTGGCGTAGAGTATTGAACAATTTGCCTTACATTTACAAATCAAAGGGAACTGCTAGAGGTGTTAAGGCACTATTATCTGCTTATGGTATTCCACAAACACTATTAACTATTAGAGAATTTGGTGGACCGGATAATGCGGATTTGGGTGTTGTTCCTAGAGCAGAATGGGAAAAACATACATATTATTTGAATTTAGTTGGTAGTTTACAACAACCACCTACATCTAGTTATGTCAGATTGCCTTGGGAAAGAATTAACAATGAAAATAATCAGTGGCAATATCCAGATACACTAACTTTTAGATGGAAAATGAATCCATCACAGTTGTATCGTTATGAAAATAACGAATTACAAACTGTTTTACAAAAAGAAACAACTGGTAGTAGATTGGATTGGTATGTTACTGTTCATAGAACTGGATCTGCAGAAAAAGGTGATTTGACTTTTTATTTGGGAGATGGGACAAGTTACAAATCTGCATCTATAAAAGACGAATATCTATATGATGATGTTCCATTGAACATAATGATTCGTAGAAATGAATCAACTGATACACTTTCGTCTGATAATACATACGATTTTATATTAAAAACTTCAAAGTATGGAAAAATTGTAGTTGAGAGAAGTGCAAGTATTTCAATAACGGGATCAATAGAATCAAATTACAACAATGCTTGGTCATCTGATGGATATTTATACATAGGTTCGGGATCAAATCCTCAAACTAATAAAATGTTATCGGGATCTATTTTTGAATTGAGATATTGGGCAAAACCTTTAATAGAATCTTCTTTCAATAATCATGTAATGGGTGCCCGTGCATATAACGGTAACACATCAACATCATCATTTTATGATTTACAAGCACAATGGAAATTTTGGCAACCTTTTAATGCTGAATTAACTTCCAGTATAAAAAGTATGCATCCCGATCAAACAAAATTTAATTTCTTCACTTCACCAAAGAATGCTTACTTCAATGGATTTAGTAGAGATTTGTTTGAATCAACCGTTGAAGTTTACAATATGGAAGTTGCAACTGTTGCAAATAATACACCATTCTCCGAAAAAATTAGGATAGATTCTGCATCACTTCAAGGATCTTTAACAAAAGATAGATCATCAACAGTAACTGCATTTGATAATTTTTCAATAGATTCAAATAAGTTAATGGTTGCATTTTCGCCACAACACATAATAAATGAAGACATATATGAATCAATAGGTAATGCTGTAATAGATGATTATTTTGGTGAATACGAAAATACAAAAAGAGACGAATATCCAAGATTAAAACAATTTGCAAGAGAGTATTGGAAAAAATATACAAATAGAAATGATTTTAGTTCGTATTTAAGATTGGTTTCTATATTTGATTTTAGTTTATTTGATCAAATACGCCAAACACTTCCTGTTCGTGCAAACGAAATACTTGGATTGGTTATAGAACCAAACATACTTGAAAGATCAAAAGTAAAAACATCAAAAGATTTTGGTGGTTTGGGTTCGGATAGATATGTTAGAGATACATCTGAAATATCTGCTTCAGCTGTTATTATCGGTGATGTAAATAATTCAAAATCAACAACTGTTTTTGTTGGTTTCGATGAGGATATACCAAGTGAATTTACAAACATTGCCGGTGAATTTGATATAGAAGAAACATTTGAGGCGGAAACAGAAAACCTAGAAGATGATGTTGATGTTAATGCAAATTTAATAATTGATGCATCACTTACAGATGGAACTATTTCATCAAGACAACGAGAAATAATTGCAGAATCTTATGATCAAAGGGGAACTATAAACAAAGAACCTGCTAGATTTATCGATAATACTATAACCAATATGACCGGACTTATTAAAGTTATAGGAAAAAATTCTTTGATTGGTAAGAACAATACAATACTTGATGTATTTGGCAGTTTGGATTTAGGGTTTTCAAACACATTTGATAGAACAAATGTAATACATGGAAGCACAACAGGATTGGGAACTGGATGGTATACTGTAAATAATTCCTTTAATAAAAGAACTTCTTTATTTCAAATGATTAGTTCATCCCGCGATGAAAATTTTTACAAAACATTTAAGTTTTACTATACATCATCTTTGAATCCAGAAGGAACAAATTGGAGTTCTTTTGAGTATTTACCGGCAGGACAAATGAATCAAGGTAACTATACAACTTCTGTTCGTAATGCACGATTTGATGGATGTAAATTACCAGACAACGATGTTACAAACAAAATATCTTTTCCAATGTATACGCCAAACTATACATATTTGGATGCAAATGAAGATCCAAGTGCTTTAATTATTTTGGTTTTGCCTTTTGAAGTTTTACCAGAATGGTTACAAAGAATAAGATCACAAAGAAGATAATCCAAAATAATTTGATATTTTTGAATAATTGTTATATTTATAGAAGTATACGAATAATTTTCTAACAAGGAGTTTTACAATGGGTTACTTAAACAATAATGTAGTTACAGTAGACGCAATCCTCACAAAAAAAGGTAGAGAACTTTTAGCAAGGGGAGCATCATCTTTTAACATTACGCAATTTGCTCTTGCTGATGATGAGATTGATTATGATTTATGGAATCAAAGTCATCCATTGGGTGATGATAAAATGGGCATAGTTATTGAGAATTTGCCTATCACAGAAGCTGTTCCTGATGAAACACAATCAATGAAATACAAATTGATTACATTGAGTGAAGGAACAAAATCAATACCTTATATTGAAGCTACACCAAGTTCATTAAACCTAACTTTTAATGGTGGTGCATTAGATTTGACACCGGATGATATAGATACCCCAAATCTTAAATTTTTGGTCAAACAATGGAATGAAACCGGTGGTGGAGGATCAGCGCTTAAAACTAATGCAGGTGGGTATACATTTACAATTTTAGATACAACATACTTCACAGTATTGGCTGTAAATGAAGGTGTACAACAACTTCCCATGTCTGGTAAATCAATCACATGGAATACTACCTCTGATAATGTTCCAGTATTGGATTTTGTAATTGGTATAAATGGCCGTTGGCTGCCGGATACTCTTGATGGAAAATCCACAAAAATGATTGTTACAAATACAAGATATGGTTCAAGAATTGTAGTTCCTATTTCATTTAGTAATGTTTAATTTATAGTATAGAATTATTTAAGTTATAGAGGTTTAATTATGGCCGTACAAGAACCAACATTTGCACAGATTTACAAGTTTTTCCCTCCAAATCAGGCAAAACCAACAACTACTGGAACTGCAAGAGGATTGTGGAATACTGGAACAGCAGAACTACTTACATTTTTTACAAGTTCTACTCAAACAGATACTTCCAAAAATTATTATTATGAAATTTGGGGATCAGCTTCACTATCATGTGACGAAGAAAGAATGTTTTCTGTTGCATATGGTCACATCAGTGGTTCTGGATCTTTGAACGAAGGTGGTGAGGCAGATGATACACCATCTCGTGCAATTTATTCTCAATATAAATCAATGTGTCTTGACGGAGATGAAGGTGGATTTTATCTTTCTGGATCAAACGCTGATACAATAGATCCAAATCTTCCACTAGCCATTGAAGATTTTTATGTGATAAATATAAACAGAGATAAATTTGGCGATAAACTTGATCCTGGCAATTTTGAAATAAGTTTTGCTGAATTAAGTGGAAGTGGCAAGGCAAACAATGTTCATACTGGAAGTAATGTCCAAGTTTCAGGTTCAACACCGAAAATAATTACACTAATAGATGATTCAGGAGATGGTTTGGATCAACTTGAAACTCTTTCTCAAACGTCATATGTAAGAAACCTTGTTAGTGGAAGTTTGCAAAATGGAATTTATTCAGATTCAAGTAGACATTATTATGGAAAAGTTTATCCAAGTCAGGGTATCATTTTAATTTCCGCAAAGGCGTTAAATCATTCTGCATCATTCAATAGTGTTACCGGTAGTAATATAAATGGTGATAATTCATATAAATTGTTTACATCTATATCAGGTGCTGCTTCAATTTATCAGGAAGGATTTACCGCTCGTGCAATATCTGTAAAACATTGTTCTTATTATTATTGTAGAGTCACAAACAGTGATTTTAACTATACAAGTAATCCAACATATGTTTATCAAGCTGGAAATGATAAAGGTTTAATAAAAAATAACAGATTCCATGATAATCCAGTAACATACATAACTTCTATTGGTTTGTATGGACCCGATATAAATGGAAATGTGAGTTTGCTTGCCATTGCTAAAATGAGTAAACCAATTAAGAAAACTTATACAAATGAATTATCCGTTACTATAAAATTGGAGTATTGATTGTTATGGCTGTTACACCTTTTGTATTAAAACGTTTTTCTAATGATGCTGTTGGTAGAAATCGTAGAGAATTGATTACTGCTCCATTGTGGACAGGAAACAACACAGACCTGTATACTGTATTTACATCATCTGATCAGTCCGATGCAACAAAAAGATACTTTTATGAGGTATACAACAGCCAATCTAATTTTCCAAATGCTGAAGTTCAATTTAGTGTTGCGTTTGGTCATGCAAGGGGTAGTGGTTCATCTACTGGATCATATGGTGCTCAAGATTATGATTATCCAACACAAGCAATATATTCACAATATAAACAAATGTTGCTTCCACCTGGAATAAATCAGTTTACATTTACAAATGGAACCGTTTCTGAAATATCAGAATACATATATGTTCTTAATGTAAATAGATCTAGATATAAAGATAGAATGGACACTAATACATGGGAACTTTCACTTTCTCAATTAAAACCAGATGGAACAGTTGATGGTGCAAAAGATGTAATCACATTGATTGATGATTCCGGCACAACAACAACTGAACTATCGGTTCAAGGTGGCAGAATATACAATGTTGTTAGTGGATCACTTACAACAGGAAAAGTAACATCAGATTCTACTCCTTGGGGTTTATATTATCCTGACCATGGCATGATTATCTTAAATGGTAAGGCAGCTGATGCATCTGCATCATTCATTACATCTGCAAGTAGAGTTCCACTTTCAAGTGAAAATTACACAGGAAGTTTATTCGGTGACAACAATGCCATCAGATTGTTCACTTCTATAAGTGGTGCGATGTCAATAGATAGTGCATCTTTTTCTTTCAAGGGAAGAACCAGTGAGGTTGTTGCTTCAACTTATTATTTTGTAAGAGTTTATTCCGATGAATACAATTATACTAATAATCCAAGTTTTTTCAATCAAAATAATGTGTTGAAATATGAAAGTATGATTATGGATCCAAAAGTCTATATCACAAGTATTGGTTTGTATGATGATGCAAACAATTTAGTTGCTGTTGCTAAGCTAAGTAAACCAATACAAAAATCGTTTGACCGAGAAGTAGTTATTAAAGTAAAACTTGATTATTAAGGAAAATACGCATGGATGTTCTATTAAATGACACCCTTAGATCTCTTCTAAACAATGGTATAAATGGTATACGGAATAATGATCTAAACTCAATTATTGCAGCAATAGATTATCTGGATACTTTAATTGTAAATGCAAATTTTGCTATGAGTGATCCGTATTTATCTCAAAATGATACAATGGCGGTAACTAATACTAGATTAAGAGAAATTTATCTTCAATATCGTTTGTTGTTGGATGTATACCGAGTCTATCTTCAACAGACAGGAGGAAATGTAGTATACACTACTTGGTTAGCAACAAGGAACAGTTCTTCTCCATTTAATAATGAAACACCCGCAAATTATGTAAATAGACAACAACCTATTTGGTATGTTGCAATGGACACAAATGGAGATGGGGTTCTCGATGAAGTTGTACCAGAAATTGATGGATCAAATAGAACTAAAAATTGGACAGATTCTACCACAATGAGTGCAGGTTTATACAGATTATTGAGAGACACAGTAGAACCAACCGGTGGAGGATTGTCTGGAAGAACTGTTAGAAAGAAAAAAGTCAAATTGGGTGGAACAAAAGTCGGTGTAAAAACGAGTGAAATGGGTAGTCTTGAATTTATAGATGGAACATATTTTGATCCAATAGGAGTTGATGATCCTGGATCGGATTTTGTAAGTGGCGGTGGTATTCGATGGGAAGGTGAAGGTCTGCGTGATCCAAGAACAGGCGAACTTATACCTGAAGAAGGCGAAAATCTTGGTGGCGGAAGACCAACCGAAGATGCTATCCGTAGAGAAAGATTGAGAAGGGAATATATTAGAACTCGTGGACGAATACTAACAGATACAAATTTAGGGCTAACCACATCAGGTGACCAAGTTGGAAGACCGGGTGCTAGACTTGGTGTTGGTAACAATATACCGATTGTCCCATTGGGATTTAATTTTGGAACACCTTTATCCAATGCCATAGCTGTTGCTCCTATGATGGCTCCAATGGGTGCAGCTGGTGCAGCTGGTGCAGCTGGTGCAGCTGGTGCAGCTGGTGCACCACTTTACTCAACATCGGCAACACCGGCATTATTTGCATCTGCTCCTGGATTGAGTCCTTCTACTTTTGGATTAACTGCCGGTGTACCACCACCTTTGACTGCTGGTGGAGCTGGTAATGCTGCAGCTCTTGTAAATTTAGGATCATGTGTTCCACTTTATAGTTTCAAAATAAGACAAAAAAATTCTAGCAATAATCCAAGAAGGTTTTATGGGTTTAATATAAAACCTACACCACTACTTGATATATCAATGGTTGCTGCTTGTCCTGGCGGAACTGCAACAACATTATTTACTGTAACAATTGATCCAAACATTTATTACAATTTTGTTGAAAATTCTCGTGGTGATATTCAGATAGTAAACGGACAAAATTCTACCCAAAATTCTGTTGGTAAGATAAAATACAATTACTATTATGATTTCATAAGTATTTTACAAAAAATATATGAAAAGATAACTGAAATAGAAGTTCTTCCTGGTGAAATAGTTTATGATAATATAACGGAACAATTATTAAATGGCTTTCTTCCATTTGTATCTGGAAATACTGGTGTTTTATCAAACTTTTCAAGATTACCAAAAGAAGAAACCTTTTTCAAATCTGGACCTATATTAACTGGCTTTGCAACAACATTACCAAAAATAGTCCAAGATTACGATTATGCTGGTATAAATTGGTATCAGGATACAGCAGAACGTTCTGCTTCTGGAATGGGAATAATAGAAAACTTTTTCTATATGGCAAGAACTGAATATGGTGGAATATCATATCAAGATGTTGTAACCAATACAACGTTAGTTGTAAAATACCCAACAAACGATAGACTTAATAATACTATAACATCATTGATTGATTCAAAAGTTACAGGAGAAGTAGAAAATCTTTCAACCGGAAACGGAAACGGAAATCAAAATGGGACAATAGATGATGAGTTTGGAACAATAGATGAAAATGGTGACATAGTCATAACATCTGATAAATTCAGAGGACAATATGTTGATAGATTTTATGGAAGATTGACTTGGGCTTTTGATATTGCATCATCAGTAGACTGTACATCTCCGTATTATAGATCAAGTGCATCAGTTCAAGGACAGATGTGGAATATAGTATTAGATGATCAATTTGGTACATCTGATTATGAATATCCATCTGCTTTAACAAGTCAAAATTTATTGAACTTGAATAGTATAAATCCAACAACAGGAGAAGTAACCGGACCAATAGTAGATATTTTAAGATCAAATGTAGATGTTAAAACTTTACAAACAAATTATGGTCTTATACCATCGCTGTCAGTTCGAGGAACTACTTTTGAAACAATTCCTAACAATCCATGTTTAGAGGGTATTCCCGTTACATATAATTGGGGTGTAAGACGAATTAAAAAGGTTCCATTCAAAATTTTCTGTCAGCAACCTGGATTGGGTAGGGTAGAAATAAATTATAGAACAAAGGGCAGTGATATTTGGAATTGGGTTGTTTCAGAACTGAAAAAATCTTCTGCATTTGGAGCAAGACAAAATTCAAATGGCGAATTGCTTACAACAAAAGATGGATATTTCTATTCAGAGGCAACCGAAACTGTGCTAATTACCGGTAGATTTCCGGGTGAACCTGGCACATCATGGAAACAATATGATTCGATTCAGTTAAATAGATCTAATCAAAATTGTCTTCCTGTGGAAACTGTTGAATCATCATGGCAAGTTGATTTAGATAATCCTTGTGGTTGTGATGAAGTTGAGATATTAACCCATTATCTAACTTATCCAGAAATATCATTCAAAAATCCTTTGGATGATAACCCAACCGTTTATGCATCACGGAAAGAGTTGAACCAAAGATTTTTAGCTCCTGAACCAGGATCAAAAGCCGCTTCATATCGTTTAACGGTAGGTCAGAGTTTAACAGATAATAGACGCCAAAAACCGGATTGTTTTGAAGGAACTGGAATTGGAAGATTACATCATCCTTTCTTATATGGAACTGACATACTTCCTGGAATGCGTAAAAAATCTATAAAGGGTTTATTTAATTTATCACAATCACTTGACTGTTATCATACATCTTCTACAAAAACTGTTACACAAAAAGAATACTACTATGAAGTAACTGATTGTGACGACTGTGGTAGAACTGCTTATTTTGCAGTTGCATACGGTAATTACAAAGGTTCTGGTTCAATATCAAGTGGTTATGAAAAAGATGATAGTCCAAGTAAAGCTATTTACTCACAATATAGACTATTGACACTTGATCCACATGAGAAGAATTTTACATTCTATGATGGCGGAGAATTAAAAACTCCTGACGATATTTATGTGATAAACTATTATCGAAATGGTTTAAGTGACAAACTTGATATTGGAAATTTTGAAATAAACATTGCAGAATTGAGTGGTAGTGGTATAGAAAATAGTGTTCATACTGGCAGTAATGTTCAAGTTAGTTCATCGAATAAAATACTTTCTCTGATTGACAATTCTGCAATTTTTGAAAATGAAGATACTTGTGCAAATGATGATCCAAATTATTATTATGACATTGTTAGTGGTTCACTTTCTAATGGAATACATTCCAGTGGAGAAGGAACTATACAAACAAACGAAGATTTAACAACTTATGGTAAAGTATATCCAAATTTGGGCGTTATAGTTTTAGACGGACATAAATTGAATGTTTCTGCATCATTTAATTCTGTTAGTGGAAGTGGTATCAATGGTGATAATTCATTCAAACTATTTACTGCAATAAGTGGTGCCGCGGCTGTTGGAAAACCAATGCGTGCTAGAAATGTAAAATTCAAAACAACAAATCATTATTTTGTCAGAATACCATCCGGTGAGGCAAACTACAGCACAAATCCAACTTATGTTTATGATTCAGGTGAAAATAAAGGAAAAATAAAAAATGCCTGCTTTATTGATAACCCAATGACTTACATAACAACCGTTGGTTTGTATAATAGTAAACGAGATTTGATTGCAGTTGCTAAATTGAGCAGACCAATAAAGAAAACAAAAGAAAATGATGTTTTAATAAAAATAAGATTGAATTGGTAATATGATAACTGAATCCGAAATAATAACAACCTTATCTGGATCATTTTTAGGAGACTACCCATCCGTTTTACCAGATATGGATGCGAGAACTATTGCTTTGAATCTTTTTAGAAAAATTTTCAACATAAATATAAATGGATCAGTAGATTCAATTTTATTTTATGAGGCAATAAATACAAATCCAAGTGCATTATCTTCTATACATTTAACTAGATTGGATAAGGCAATTTCAAATTTGGAAGATTTAGTAGATACATTACCACGAACCGTTCAAAAATTACCTTTCATAATAGATGCTGAAAATTTAGAAAAATCTCCTATCGGTGTTACTATTACTGATGAAGTAAGGGCAGCTCTTATTCAAGAAAGAAATAGATTGGGTGAGATATTTAGAACTTTAGCAAATGTTCCAACTGTTTTATCAACAACTTTAATAAATTGATATGAATGTATTAAGTTTTCAAATAAACAAGTATCTTCTTGAAATGGTACGTTCATATGTTAAGTTTCAAGTTGATAATGGTTTCCCAACAAAAGATTCATATA